GGGTGTTTTTACAACAGTTTTGGGTGTTACTAAAGGTGCAACTTTCGTTGCTGTTTTGAGCCTGTTAAACAAGAATGTTGCTTTATTGAACTCAAAATTTGGATGCTTGTACATATAGTCAATTTTACGCTCTAGAACTTGCAAAACTTCTAACAAGTCCATTTTTGTTGCAAAATCGCTATTCATTAGTATTTTGTTAACATCATGCTTATCTAGCATGTATTCTACCCATTTTTCTGTTGCGGGTATTTTGTGCCATTGACTTTTAAAACCTTTGCTACTAGTTTTGGTTGCATATTTGCTAATGTAACTTTGTGCTAGCATACAGCCTCCCTTGTATAAGACTATACAGTATATGCTAAACGTGAATTTAGCGCAATCTACTGTGTTTGAAGGTTGTCTAAGTATTGTTGCAAGTTATCCGCATGTAGTGCAAGTAATACGGATTCTTGTTCGCCAAGCAAATAGACACAATCCAACTTTTTTATGTAATAAGGACAAGTGAGCAGTCGGCTCATTTGTATTAGAGTGCGATTTCGTAAAGGTTGGGGCAGTACTATTTCGTATTTGGGTATTTTGTTTAGTTGGACAAACTTGAATCCGTCCATGCTCAATCTCAAGTTTTTGGGATCAGTGTGATTCCACCACCATGTTTTGTGATATCTATTAAAGTTAGCATGGTCTAGGCCCGTTTGAGTCAAAAACTGTCGGGTATAGTCAGTTTGATTAAGGGTAGATTTGGTCACCTTGTTTCATTAAGACCACAGTGAATTTGTCGGTCTTGAAAAGGGTGTTAAGTTTTTTTGCTAGATTGATAGCGTGTCCACTGTTGCTAAATGAAACCTTCTTATATTTTGGACCCGGGTAAGCAACCAACATATTGGAACTTTTTAAGTTGATGGGTTTGTTGTCGTAGAATACCGCCCAAATTCCTTCGCTGCTGAGAACTTGATCGCTTTTGTAGTTAGATTTATTAACATGTTCTAACAGTACTGTGGGTTTAGGTCTAGACATCTTGTAATCCTTGAACTATGTATTTATGCAGTTTTCTGGGTAGTTTAAGTTAAAAACCTCCTCCATCAAAGTTAGTAGCTGGTATTTGCGTTGTTTCTGATTTTGTTTGAAGTTCGGCAATGTTAGCCAATAAATTAAAGATATCTGCGTGTAAATTTCTTGCTTCTTCGGCTGATAGAGTTAATTGTTTGCTTCCAGTTTGATTTAAGACTTTAACACGCTCATTGAAATTTTTAACTGCTAAACTTAGTTTTTGCATTGTAGATCCTGTAAGGTGTGTTGCATTTGTTGCTTGGTCAAAAAAGGACCAACGTACTCATATCTTGAAATTGTTATATTCTTAGGGCAAAATGATTCAGTCCATATGCCATTTAGTTTAATGCCATAATACCCTGCACAGTATAAACTTTTACTTTTGCCTGTCTTACTGTAAATTGGTAATCGTCTATGTACATCCCATACTTGATTGAAGGCTTTGCCGTTTATAGGATAACCATATACAGTTTTGGCATTTTCTTTTTTAACACGTTCTGGCGAGCCAAATTTAATATTATATTTTTGTTTTAAAACTTTAACACTAGGGAAATATTCTCTTTGTTCGTCATGAACATAAACTAATCCACCATCCTCTCTTGCCTGAATGGTAGCAATCTTTTGACCGTGATCTTCTACTACCCAAAATTTATTTTTTACTACGGGTTTGGCTACTCGTTCAGTCATGTTTTTGCTAATGTGTGATGTGTTACAATTTTTCCAAGTTCTTGGCCAAGATCTTGATTGTCGCCAATTACATATAAATTATCCTGATCTCCAATACCAATTCCGCTTGCCACTCTAATCACATAACCACCATTGGCGGTATGCACATCAAATGATATTTTTTTGTTTGGTAGTTTTTTATTATCGAAGCCATATGAACTGGTTAAATCTATCTGTGATATTTGTGTTGCTGTAATAGGTGCCACCTGTCCTGCCATTGTATAGTTGCTCATAGTTTCATTTGCTCTAGCATGATGGCCTGCGCTACCTGCTTGGCAAAATCTTCGTCCTCGTGAATCATGTACAGGGTGCCTTCATCATTTTTAATCATATGTATTCAATCATTAAAACGCTGACTATAAAACCAATTAACAGATAAGTTATGGCATGAATCAGCTGATCAACCCCAATCCAAAACCAAAAAGCATCTGCATCAGTGGACCATCTCACTGTGAGTCGACGATGTGCCATATCCACGAAGTAATGTACGACAGCATCAAATACAGCCAGCATGACCCCCGCTTGTAAAGTCAAAAAATGCATCAAGATTACATAACTCAAAGCACCGTGAAGCCCGGCATGTTGTAATCCGCCCAATCGACCAAAGTGTCCTTTGTCTTTGAGCATTCGATCACTTTGCCAGCAAAAGTCTGCTAAGAAATGTTTAATAAACAACAATGCCAATATCAGCCATGTGATCATTCGGGATACTCTGCACTAAGAAATTCACCAAACGATTGACTTTGTTCGCTTAATCTATTCAATTCATACTTGCCGCAAAACTTAAGAAACTGTGCGCCCACCATTGGACGATTTTTTTTGACAGCATTAGCGGCAATTGTTTCTGTAATTTTAGCCTTAATTTCATCAGGTTGTGCTGAGAGATCCACTAGCACTCGATTGCGTTCATAATCATCTAACACTCGATGTTCCACACCGTTATGGTCTGTCCATCGCTGAAGCATAAGGTTATTCCAAGCATATCCTTTTTTATGTTGGTCAGCAAAAGCTTCAGTGAGACCAACTTTGTTTTTGGAACCCTTCGTCCTAACACCAGGGTATGCGGAAAAGATATTATCTGTTGGATCTCCCCGCATACACTTCTCAAACAGTATCCACGCCGGGTCAGGGATGACTTTGGGTGCTTTGGTCTTTTTATCAAATACCAGTTTACCTTTCTTGTCAAGGATACCGTTCAGCGTGTGGAGTTCATCGGCAACACCGTTATATTGCTCGACATTCGGCGCAAGTAGTTGGTAGAAATCGGTGTCCGAGGATATAATAACATGATGGTCATTGGGGTGTTGGTGGATGAATCCTGCAATAAGATCATCTGCTTCAAGTTTGGGATGTTGAAGAACTGTGCAATTAGTCTTTTCTGTGAGGAACGTTTTAAGGTTATCAAACGCTTCCCAAAATAGTCGGTCCTCTTCCTGCTCGGTTTTGGTAAGGGCTGCACGAGCGACTGCACGATTCTTTTTGTACGGCTCGTAATAATCTTTTCGCCATGACCGTCCCTCCAAACAGAATACCACATGATCGGCTTTCTGATCCCGCCAGGCCTTATTAACCGAACCAAGGGTAACATGAATAGCGAATCCTAGCCGATCCCAAGTGTCCGACTGACGGTGAGCCGAATGGCGAGCACGAAAGAATGTGTTTGCAGTGTCTACAATTAGGTATCTCATGCGTTAATAGTAGCATATTATTGTACTCCAGTCAAGAACAAATTGGCCAAATTTAAATTAGATTTTAACCCATTATGTATTTTGTCTCTAGCCAGATCTCCTTGTGGATTAAATTTGTAAGATATAGGTACTGACCAATTTGTATCTACGTTTTCGGGTTGATCGGTTCCAGACCAATGTTCTAAATTATTTTTTTGATACCAGCTGTATGGCATTATTTTTGATTGCCAAAAATTTAAATTCGTAATAGTTTTTTTAGATAAGGTGTTAAAAATTCAGCCCATTTCCTATGAGCAGCAGGACCAAAATGATATGACGAATTTGATGTAAAACCACTGTCGGTGAGCCATTTCCAATAAGTCAGATTTGGATCATATGGATCAATAAAACAATGATGCCAATCTTTTTTTAATTGGTCATTAAAATGATTAAAGGTATTGAAAAATAAATGAGGAATTTTCAAATCTAATAGCTGGGTATGAAAGTTGTAAATTTCATTGTGTGCTTTAGAAGTAACCACGGACCAGTCTAAATTAATTATATAATTTTTATAACGTTCTTTTATTGGATCAGGCCAATCATTGCCTATACCACCACCATTAATTTGCCAATACACATCATCATGCAACCACTCTTCTCTCTCCCATGTACTCCATCCAATAATTATTGCATCTGGTTTGTGATTTTCGAGATATTGTTTTGTTGTTCTTATAATTCTAGTATTAGAACTCGCCGATTCTGCGTCGCAATGTAAAATTGCAAATATATCATTAGCAATAATGCATCCATAACTTACACGTTCATTATCTGGATGTGGAATACGACCTAGTGCATAGTAAAATGGATCGTCTTCGGCAAAGCAATAATTGTTTACGGCTTCTGCACCGGCACTGTGACTGTCGCCATTTACATAAAGAATCATGAAATTTCTGTTCTTCCATTTCCTAAATCATTGCGGTCTACTCTTCTTGGTCTAGCATCAACTGGTTGATTTGCTTCCCACTGTTCAAAATTTTCGTTTAGAATATTGCGACACACACTCTGAAACCATCTATCCACAATCTCAGCATCGGTATCATCCTTTTTCTGCATGTACCCAGCTTTTACTAATCTAGCAACAAATACTTCGTTCCAGTCAAGTTCAAACGAACCGTTCCCGACATCATCTGCATCAAGTTCTATGCTTAATACACTGATGTACGGCTCACCTGCCTCGGTGGCCTGTTCTTTGGCCGACTTTATACGTTTGCCTACAGGTTTTTTTGGTTCATCGTTTATTGCTTGACTTGATGCTTTCTTTTTCATCCAATTAAACATCTACTTTTCCCCATTTAATTTTTAACCAAACACGTTCATGAATATAGTAATCTATACTTAACAAAACATGTAATGCAGTAGCAAAACCAGTACTTCGTCCGACGTCGCTAATAAACAACCAAGTCCAAAAAATTGTAAATAGCCATGCCGTAATTCTATAGGTTAGCATTCTTGTAATTGTTCTAGTTTTCGTTTCGTTCATATTTTAATAACCCCCCTTCGTAATAAAGTGCAGTTAAATCTAAATATTCTAACCTATAGGTTACAAAGGAAGGACGCCAAAATCTTGCTGTTTTATCTAGCCTTACAGTTATTACCCTTTTGTTTATTCGAATAGACCAAACACAAGAAAATCTTGACTTACAATAATAAAAGTTTATATCATTTTTAGTCATCAAGTTCCCCATTCGTTTTTAAATAACGGTACTTGAAGTCTATCGCTGTATCGTAAACCATGTTTCATTGCTAACAGTGCAACGTTGCGGTTATTTAAAGTATATACACTTTCAATACCTCCTACTGGCATAAGATAAATTGATCCTTTAAATCCTGCATTACGATACTGCTCTGTGGCTTTTAAAGCATCTGTGACATCTTCTTCGGTTGCCACAACAAACTTGAGATAGGTGTAACCAACAGTGGCATAATCGCACACAATGTTGGGTTTGATTGCATCTTCCCATGACTCTCCACTGACAGGTAGTTTTGCGCTTACACTGAATGTAACTTCTCTATCTCGAGACGCAGCAGTCCATTCGCCTAGATAATGTTTGAACTCTTTGGTTAGCTCTTGAGTACCGTTAGTTTCAAAAGTAATTTCTTTTAACTTTTGCATACGAGGATGATTCAGCAGATCTTCGTAACTACGCTGCCAACCTAGTAGAGGCTCGCCACCTGTAATAACAAGATGTTCGTCCTTCCACTTGCTATGTGGAAGAATTTCCATAATTTGTTCCACAATTGCATCACTGGTTAGCATAGGACTAAGATCTTTGAATCTTGGATCCCAGCTTGCATAACTGTCACAGCCTGTACTTACCAAAGGTAAATCATCGTATTTGTTGTAATAATGCACTCTTGCTGCTATATCTTCTACTTCTCTACTTAGTTTTCCTCTAGGCATACCGAATCCTGCACATTTAAAGTTGCAACCAAATGTGCGAAGAAAGACACTAGGCACACCCATGTATCTGCCTTCGCCTTGGATTGAATAAAATAGTTCAGCTACTTTGATTTTACTCATGATTATCCTTGGTAGGTTGCACTGTTAGCACCGTGCTCAAATACTTCTACACTTTTTATACGCACAGTTGGATTGATTGGATAACGCAAAGCGTCACCGGCTAACAGTTCACTCATTTTGTCATAGCACATCTTGGCAAACATTTCGCACCCTACACCCGGAACAATGCGTAGATCACACAATGCACCTCGTTCGTATGGTTTAACTTGTTCTAAACTTCCGGTACCAGACATAGGCATGTTGCCCTGATGACTCATTCGTACAAAAAAATCTAGGTGAGGATCATCTTCGGCCACAATTAGAGTATGATCAAACATGTAGTCGGCCCATGACTTGAATTCTTTGAGACCTCCAAAGTCCATGCACCAGTTTTTATCGTCTAGTGTATCACATTCAAATACCAGCCGAATGCCAATTGAATAACCGTGTAGCGTTGAACAATGGCTGTGTGTGGCACGCCATTGTCTAAAGCAACAGCTGAGTCCTCGGTCGTTGCCATAAGTTTTTGTTGAGTAAAATTGTGCCAATTTAATTCTCCTATGTTAAATTTTAGCATAGGCCTGCAGAATTTGTAAAGCGGGATGAAGAGCCAGGAAGGCCGCTGTGTAAAGTTTTATTTATTAATGTATATGCAGTTAGCTGAAACTCTGTATCTATCTGATTTCCAGGCTTGACGAACATAATCTCTTGTCTTTTCGCATTCTTCAAAATTTTGAGTTGGAAAACTTATAGAACCTCGAGATGATGGCACATTTGGATTAATTGCATGCAACATAATTATTAGAGTCCACATAAAAATATTTATACTACAGTTTCCCAGGCATGTCTTTCCATTACAGTTTGAATATTGTTGGCAGTAACATACTGGCAGTACTAGCATCATCCCCGTGAAAGTGAAGTCTAGTACCGCCTGTGCCATTTTGGTGATGATGACAACGTTTTGCCTTGCCGTAACTAACATATTTCACAATTTGTTCTCGACCACGACTGTCCCAAAATTTAGATTCAATTACAGTGCCGTCAATCATCTTGTACCACTCTATCATATCATCAGTGAGTTCGTCTACATCAATCCAGACCGCATACGTTACTGTGCAACCTGGTGGTAAAGCTATCATTGAGCCCACCACGTTTCCCAAGGAAAAACAACCCAACAAGGATCATCGAGTTTGTTTATGTTGCGACCGCTATAGCTAATACCTTCGTAGCTGCTGGCTTCATTGTTTACAACAACTGCGAATCTTACATTACGGTTCCAGATTGCCGACCATGCAGGATGATTGGGCAAGCAACTGCTCTGCCAATCTTGTCTAATCCATTCTAGTGTAGCACCTGAGTCATTGATGTCATCCACTATCAATATTTTTTTTCGATAAGCAGGATCAGTGTCTGCATCACCTGAACCACGTTCGTCTTTGGGCACATAACCAAATGCCTGTTCGGCCATCCATAAATTACTTTCAGATTCCCCACCGTCACGCAAGCTCACTTTAAGTGTTTCACAAGGAACACCAAAGTAATGACTGATCATTACAGCAGGTTGCAATCCGCCCCGAGTTATACCAACTACATAATCTGGACGCCAATTACTATTTGCAATATCTCTGCACAGTTTGTTGACCAAACCTTTGAATTCAGAATCTGAAATAATTAGTTGTTTCATCAGTCTCTTTCCATAAGTGAAGCTTCTTTGATAAGTGCTACCAATTCATCCAAGGTGTTACACAAAATTTTTGCATTGGCCCAATCGCCATCTTCGGTGCGACCACCAGCTTCAAACATGAAACCGTTGTCATACATGCTGTCAGTAAAGCTGTCGTTGATTTTGTTTAATTTGTCTTCGATTTTCATTTTAATCCTTTCTTGAGTTTATCTTCTTTCATGCCTTGTGCTATCATTTTTTTAAAAATTAATACCACTCTATTTTTCTCCTTTTCAGAGAGAAACTTTACCAACATCAACTTGTCTTCGTAACTTTTTGCGTTGTCAAGAAATTCTTCAGGTACTGTAATTTTTGGTTTTTTTGGTTTGAATTTCTTGAGTTCAGCTTTGACATCTTTTTCTTCATCAGACATGACGGGCTCCTTTTAGCGTATTTAACGCTATCTGGGAGCAAATTCTTGTTGTAGTTTAACGTTGTCAAAAAATTCTTTTTTGGTTGCAGCATCGTCTTTGAATGCGCCTCTCAACACTGTTGTTTGGGTAAGACTGCTATGTGCCATAATGCCTCTATTCTCGCAGCAACCGTGCGTGGCTTGTATATAAACTGCCACATCCTTACTTCCAGTTGCAAACTCAATTTCTCTGGCGATATCCATACATAGTTCTTCTTGAAGTGTGCCGCGCCGCGCACACCATTGTGCAATTCGCGTGTACTTCGAGAGACCAATGAGTTTGGGTCCAGCAATAATACCAATATAAGCAACACCCGACACAGGTTGATGATGATGGCTACAAACACTTTTAAGTTCGCTTCGAACTACAAGCATTCCGTCGTATGCCCCATCAGTGTCATTTGGAAATGCAGTTGCGTTGGGTGTAGGATCATATCTACCTGCCATCAATTCATAGTAATACATTTTGGCAAGACGTCTTGCTGTGCCTTTACTGTTGGGATCAGTTGCTCGGTCAATCAACAATGTATCTAGCACTTGTTCAAAAGCCTCTGTGGCTTCGTCAATCAACTGATCTCGATCTTCGTCATTCACATAACTGCTTATGTTGTCACCGGCCCAATATCTCTTGCCGTCTGCCTGCATCTGTTCTCTAATACGATCACTTACTCTTGTATATTTCATTTAATCTCCAATAATTGCGATATCTCTTAGATCTGGATATTCGTGATATTTAGGTTGTTCATTCAGTGTTAGAAGTTTTTCTAAACCGATCCTTGCATCTTCGATAGTGGGGCGATAATGATAACCAACCTTGAAAACACGCTGTTCCTGCCACGGCAAGAAATTGAGATTTCTTCCGTCATAGCGTTGTTGTAATAGTATATCATATGCCTCGTAATCGTCTAACAGTATAGCACCACCGTGGCCTATCTGTAAAGGTTTATTATGACCAAAACTCAAACACTGCATCATACCAGGCCGATACATGCCGTCTTCCAATCTTCTAGCACTATCCCAAATGTCTGTTCCGTAAAATCTATACTCACCTGTCCATTTTTCTGGAACTAATTTGTATTCTATTCCTAACTTGTGCATGATCATTGGGATTGATAGATAGGTGTATGCGGTAAACTTGACTCGTTGAACCTTATTGTAGCGCAAACATAACTCAATCGCATGTGTACAGCAATCAGTCATTATGGCATAAGGTGCACCAGTTTTCTTTGCTAATAATTTTTCAAATTGCGCTATTTCTTCAAAGGCCACGTGTGTACCATTTATAAGCTGAATCAACGATTTGGTTGATAGTTGAATAGTTAGGACGCCAGTTCAGTACTGATTGTGCTAGGCCAGCATCTGCAACTAGTTGATCCGGATCTCCGGGCCTACGTTCGCCTACGTGTAATTTTAACGGTCCATATTTTAATGTAATATAATCTACAATTTCTTGATTGCTTATTCCGCTATTGGTTCCCAAATTAAACACTGCAAATTGCTGATCAGTGTTCCAATGTATAGCTCTATGATGTGCATCAGCTAAATCCCATACATGAATGTAATCTCTAATACAGGTTCGATCTGGTGTTGCAAAGTCTACACCGTTTAGAGTGAAAAATTCATCACGAATTTTAGATTCTAATAATCTAGCAATGATGTGTCCTGCGCCCGGTGCTTGACCTAGGTCGTGATTGTAAGGTTCGGCACCGGCGGCGTTAAAGTATCTAAAACAAACACCAGGTAATCCGTATGCTTGGTTATAATTTTGAAGCACTACTTCAATAATATCTTTAGTGTGGCCGTATGGACTAATAGGTTTTATCCTGTCAGTTTCAACCAGTGGAACATGATCAGGGTTGCCGTACACACTAGCACTAGAACTAAAAAGAATAATCGGTTTCTTTTTATAATCCTTAACATGATTTAAAAATGTAATTGTCTTTGCTACATTGTTATCATAATATTTTGCCGGATCTTCAACACTTTCTCTAACAGAGATATCCCCGGCACAATGTACAATGACATCGGGTTGTAATTCGTCTAACCATAATAAACTTTGTTTAGATACATAGTCAGTATGTAAAAATCCATCAACATTTTTTAATGTGTGATCTCTACGCTCACTATCAATAACATACACACTTGAATTTTTGTTGTGTTGTTTTAAATAGCGAGAAATGTGACTACCAATGTAGCCACATCCGCCTGTAATGACAATTTTCATTAGTACTTGCTTTCGTGTGTGTGTTTACGATAGTCTGTACTCATTCGCAACCAGGATTCTCCGTTGCCTTGGAGAATATCGCAGATCCTATCAATAGTCGAGTCGTTCCACGCACTAAACTTGCCCATGTTGTTGTGCGGATGTTGTAAGAGGGGTACAAGTTTTTGTATTGCATCTCTAATCGACCACGGGACATAAAGTCTCTCGCTATCATTTGCAAAAGCTTCGGGGAAACTTCTGTAGGCGGGGTATAAAATATTAGCCCCAAGAGCGTCAGCTTCACTTGCTGTGTTCGAAACCCAATCCTGTAGAGCACAATTAAACAATACTCGCGTATCCGTGAGTAATTCATAGTAATCATTCTTTTCAAGATCTTCATACACAGTCAGTTTGCCTTCGGCCTGCAGTCTACGTGTACGTTCCATGTAACTGCTATTGTTACTACGCAACTTGCTGCCGCTGAATACACAGAATTCTACCCGGGGCCAATCGTTATATGGCAATGTCTGCAGTCTATGATATTCTTCGATTAGATCCATGTAGAAGTCTGGCTGCTTCTCTTGATCCCACCTAGCAGCAAAACCTACACGGTAAGCTCTATCTTCGAATCTTTTTAGATCTCCGGGTACACGACTGCGTACTTCGTCTTTACCAAACGCCAGTCCACTGATATTATACAGCCTACCCTGCCAGCCTGCAACCTTCATGTGCATGACCATTTCTTCATTAGTGGCAAGAATTATATCGGCAAACGAGTCGACCATCTTTTCATAGTGTCCCATCCATTCTTGCATACCCCATACATGAACAAAATCATCGGGGTCAATAGTTTGTGCAAGACAGCGAACGGCAATGCGAGGACGGCTACCAGCGTCCACTTGATCCAAAATGTAAGGTAGGCTTTCGATGCCGGGTTGAAACATGTCCTCAAAGTATACAACATCTTCATTAGTAACTGCTCCTGCTTTCATTAGACGAATAAGATTCATAAGTTGGCTCATGCCAAAATATGTACGACCATGTGCATCAAGGACTTGACCAGTAACAATAGCTTGGTCATTGCTTAGTGTGTCGCCGGGCACAATTTCATAGTCGATGCCGCGGCGTTCAAACACTGCACGATTCCATTCTTGTAATTGTAATGTATAACGTGCCTTATAAGGCTCTAGGCCCATGTACCATAATTTACGCATTATTTTTCTCCTGTATCTGTAGCGACCTTGATATTTAGACCGCGTAGTGCGCTGTCAGGAATTTGTACTCTCGTTGACTTTTGAGCTATCACACTGTTCCAATATTCTTGTGCTCGATAGCCACCTTGTGTGAAATTCTTTTCAGGGTAAGAAAGTTGATTTTTCAATGATTGTACTTGATCATCAAGTCTTTTGATCCATCTCCAATGATCTTTTATGTCTTCTTGCATTCTACGCAATGGCCCTTGAGCTCGAACATCTGCTTCATTATCTCCGCTATCAGTCAATATCACCATCATCATGAGTTGACGTAGTGCATTCTTTACTCTAGGATCATCGCTGGTCATTGCTCGATCAAACATTTCCGTCAAACGTTCTAGATCGAAGTTGGCTGCGTCTTTTTCTCTCATTGCTCCACTCATTGTACACGATCCTTTTTTTT